CTCTCGTCCCTATATGTGCCAGGTGGGGAACCGGCGCCCTCGCGAGGCTCCACATCGGTTCTCTCAAAGTCATAAAAATCTATGAGCGAAGCGAATTCCATTAGGTGACTGAGAGGGGGTACGGGGGAGAGAGTTAGGAGCCCCGTGCATGAGATTGTCTGCATCTGTTAACGCGCGCGCGCGCTTCGCGTGCGTGCGATGACAGAGCTAAGTAGCTCAGGCACATTTTTGCGTCCTTACTTTCTCCCCCGTTATGCACTTCTCAGTCTTTTTAATTTGTCGATTTCTCCGAGTAATTGATCTTTTGGTCGAAAAAAAACAATTTTCTTGCATTTGAAAAATGGAACGCTTTGCATCGATGCAAAAATTCATTATATTCGCCCCGTAGGGCACTTAAATTACTCATTAAATCACTTTTTATGGAAAAAACACCTCTTTACCGCAACAAGGCTTTTTGGACGCTTATAGCGTCTATAATCGCCGCTCTTGCTGCCTACTTCACCGTATCGTGCAGCTATTCTCGAAAAATGTTCCGTCACGGTGTTCATCATGATACCGTGCGGGTTGAATCTAAAATCAAATCTCGTGACCTATCATGCTTAACAACGAATCTTGGGACACCCTCTCACAGTCTTTCGAGTTCGAACCTCGAGCTCATTTCGTGGAAACACTCTTCGTCGCTTGCTCCGACTATGCCGTCGACGGTAACTACATCTCTTTTCGGTTTGCCTTGGCAGATCGCGTTCGGATCCAAACCGCAGTTGATTCTATTATCGCAGCTCAGGTGCCATTTTATTTCACCATCGAACAAGGATTGTTCGACTCCGAGTGTAACCGTGTTATCTATGAGTTCAAAATCTCAGACCTCTTTTTCTTCATTTACGCTCGCTTCTCTGGTTCTTGCAGTGCCTCTCGGTCGCTCTCGTCGTGGCGGCCGAAGAAAGGGAAAGCCCCGTCCAAAGGTCAAAAACATAATAATCGGCGGACGACACCTGTAGTTGTAGATCTTGATTTTTAGTTTGTTTGAGTTATGTGTAACAGGCCTTTGCGGGTTACGAACCCACACTACATTAAACTTGCCGACCAACTTGGCGTAGAGATTCCTCAATTCTCTAACCAGCCGGATTATAAGCTTCAGGTGCCCTGTGGCAAATGTGTTCAGTGTATTAAGAAACGTCAGCAGCACTGGTTTGTTCGCGCTCATAACATCTATAAGCGTCTCGGTCACGACCTTTCAAACTCCTATTTTTGCACTTTTACTCTCAAACCAGAATTCTATGAGGCCTTTTGCAAGGAGCCCTACGCCTTTATTCGTCGGTTTATAGACCGCATGCGTAAGGATCAGTTCCTCCGTTATCGAAATCCCGATACGGGTCGCTTTTGTTATCGCAAGATTTCTTTTCCTTATCTTTTTGTGCTGGAAGTTGCTGACGGTAAGCGTGCAGCTCAACGTAGGCTTCATTCTGAGCATCGACTTCATCTCCATGCGATCATGTTTGGATGCCCCCTGCCTTGGTGGCGTGTTCGTCATTACTGGATGTCCTTCGGCCTTGCCTGGGTTAGTCCTCTTCGCCATTTCGGTGGCGTTCGCTATGCAATGAAGTATATCACAAAGAAGTCTGCTGTGCATTGGAATGACGTTCCGAAGGAAGTTTTAGATCTACATGGTCGTTTGTATGTCTCTCATGGGTTTGGCCGATTGTCGGAATCGGAGAAGGACGCCCTTCGAGCATATATGATGACTGGTTGCAAACAGTGGTTCTCTATCTTGATCGATAATCATCCTTACAGTATTCCTCGTTATCATAAGCTGGCATGTTTTACCAAGGATCAGATTCGCTGTCGCAACGATTCTTTCATTCCGCAGCTTATTTGGGAATATGTTTTGAGGACTTATCCTACTTATTCTTATCATAAAAAACAACTTATAAAACAATCTATTTTATGGCAATGATGTTTCTTTCGCGTAAGCGAAATAAGAAATCCCGGTTTAAACTTTTTTCCGGTAACCCCACTTCTGCAAGCTGGGGTACTCTGATTCCCACCAACGTGACCCGTGTTATTGCTGGTGATGATTTTAGCTTCCAGCCTGGCGTAGGTGTGCAGGCTCTTCCGATCGTGGCCCCTTTCATGGGTAATGTATGTGTCAAGAAGGAGTATTTTTTTATTCCCGATCGGATCTATAATGTTGATCGTCAGCTTAATTTCCAGGGTGTTACTGATACTCCGAATACTGTCTATAAGCCATCGATGGCGCCTCCGATTCCTTTTGATACTTCCGTATATTCGGGTGAGGTAATCGATATCGCTGTTACTGATATGCAAACGAAGCTGCCCGAAGGAGCTTTGGGCGCGATCGTCGCCCCCGGTTCTCTTGCCGATTACATGGGCGAAGCTCCAGGATCTGTCGTCGCAAGTGTTATCGATCTTACGCCGTATATCGGTTATATTGATATTTATTATAACTACTATCTCAACCAGCAATACAATCTGGTTCCTACCTCTTTGGCTGGTACCGTGTCCGATTCTGCGACGGAATATCCCTATTACCTGTCCGTTTCCCAACTGGAAGTCTATCTGCGTACCATCAAGACCGTACGGAATACCTTTCCGGCTGCTCGTGAGACTGAGGCTGAGTCGTATTCTACGAATGTCCAGACTGCCTTGGAAGCTCTTGATTATAAGGCGTTCGATTGGAGATTCTTCACTGGTCGGCAGTCTCTTTTCCAGCGTGGTTTTCCGTCCTATTACCTCGAGGCTTGGCTGAAGACTTCTTCTTTCGTCGATGCTGCTGTCGATGTTTCGACTTCGGGTAATTCCGTGTCGATGCGTAATATCACTTTCGCATCTCGTATGCAGCGTTACATGGATCTTGCCTTCGCCGGCGGTGGTCGTAACTCGGATTTCTACGAGTCTCAGTTCGATGTCAAACTCAATCAGGACAATACTTGCCCGGCCTTCCTTGGCAGTGATTCCTTCGACATGAATGTTAATACGCTCTACCAGACGACGGGCTTCGAGGATAATTCCTCGCCGCTTGGTGCTTTCTCTGGCCAGCTTTCTGGCGGCACTCGTTTCCGTCGTCGTAACTATCATTTTAATGATGATGGTTATTTCATGGAGATTACATCTATCGTTCCGCGGGTTTACTATCCGTCTTACATCAATCCTACCTCGAGGCAAATTTCCTTGGGCCAGCAGTATGCTCCTGCACTCGATAATATTGCGATGCAGGGCTTGAAGGCTTCCACGGTCTTTGGTGAGGTTCAGAATCTTGGCGCTACGGCTCCGTCCTATGTCAACGCTGCGCTCAGCGTTCCCGGGTTCAGGCTGCAAGACCTTAATTACGTCGGCTACGAACCCGCTTGGAGCGAACTCATGACGGCTGTCTCGAAGCCTCACGGTCGCCTCTGTGGTGACCTTGATTACTGGGTTCTTTCTCGTGATTATGGTCGCAATATCTCCTCCGTCATGGATACTCCGGCTTATAGTGATTTCATTAAGGCCGCTGGAACCTATGTCGACGAACTTGCTCTCCAGCGTCTTACGGCTTTCTTCAAGCGGATCTACGTATCGCCCTCTGCGTGTCCTTATATTCTGTGTGGTGACTTCAATTACGTCTTCTACGATCAGCGGCCCACTGCCGAGAATTTCGTTCTCGATAATGTTGCTGATATCGTGGTGTTCCGCGAGAAGTCAAAGGTCAATGTTGCAACAACTCTTTAAACTTTTTTGTTATGAAACCAAAGCAAGATTATAATCCGCATGTAGGTTATCTTTATTCCAACCTTTCGCAGCGCGTTGGCGTTCGTTCTTGTGCTGATCAGCACGCTTCCTATCATGTTCGCAACTGTACTTCCCGGCCCGATGAGTTTGTTGTCGGTGCCAGGAGTATGAGCGAGATCCTCGAGGAGTATTACACCTTCGGCTTTCTTTCTTGTGATACGCAGGCTGTTCGTGGTGATTCTGCTTACGATGAGATTCAGCCTTCTGGTAAGGATGCTTCGATCCTTTCGACGGATCCCAGCTCGGATTTCTCGCTTGATAAGTTCGAGCGTATCGAGCGTATTGCCGAGTGCGTTGGTGAGACTTCTGCCGAGCGTCACAAGGAGGAGTTAGGCAAACAAAATGACAAGTAGTTATGTCTGCCCTTGTTACTTCTGCGCTTATTGCCGGTGCTAGTAGCCTTGCGGCTGCTGGTGGTTCGGCTGCTGCTGCCTCTAAGATGAATGCTCGTGCTGAGAAATACAATCGATGGGCTCTTAAAGAGCAGCAGCGTTATCAGAAGGAGTATGCGGACTATATGGCTCAGCTGGAATCTCAGCAGAATAATTTGTACTGGGATAAATACAATTCCCCGGCCGCTCAGCGTCGAGCGCGAAAGTTGCAGCCGG